GCAGGCTCTGTTGTTCCACTTGCCGTTTGCGCATGTGCCGATCCATTGCCCGATCCATTGATGATCCGCAGTGCGATACCGGTTGCGGTTTGTATTGATGCCGATCCTGTTCCATCGCCCGCAATAATTCGCTCACCAACGCCGATGGATGATTGCGCATGTGCATATCCGGCGCCCGATCCGGTGATGATCCGAAGCCCGATGCCAGTTGCGGTTTGGGCAGATGCCGTTCCGGTGCCTGATCCGATTGAAATTGATGCGGCAGTTCCACTTGCCGTTTGACCGCTTGCCGATCCATTGCCCGATCCTGTGATGATCCGCAGTGCAACGCCGGTTGCCGTTTGACCGCTTGCCGATCCATCTCCGAATCCGGTGATGATACGAATTGCGCCACCAACTCCTGATCCAATTTGCGATTGCGCAAAACTAGATCCATCGCCTATGATAACGCGACGCCCTACGCCCGTTGCCGTCTGCGCCGATGATGTTCCCGCGCCTGACCCGCCAACAATCCGCAGTGCAGATCCCGTTGCCGTCTGCGCCGCAACAGTTCCTGCACCGGTGCCAGTTACAACAACCGCGCCAGATACAGCCCCATCATCTCCGAGAGGCGCAGAGGCTAATGGGGAAAATCCAAGCATGTGTTACCTCAAGGTTTGGTGGGCCAGATGACCGCGTAGGGGTAGCCTTCTTGGGCAGTCACGTCGCGCAACTGTTGCCTGTATTCACGCCAATATGGTTCCATCGTAACGTCGCTCAGGGCCATCCAGTCGGTTTGTGACAGTAGATTGTCACGGTGGTTGCGGATGTTGCGCCCCGCGTCCTCGACGGGCAGGTTGCTTACCTCCCAGCCTTGGGTCCACGCGCCATTGACCTCTGCAAGTGCAGTCTGCTTGAGCGTCTGCGTCATATAGTCAACCGTAGGCTGGTCCTGCACGGTGTAGGGGTAGACACCCCAGTCTGCCAGAAGCGCATCACTTGGCGACTTCGGGAAGGACGTATTCGGATTGTCACGGCGTAGTTGCCCGATTGAGTATGTCTCATGCTGGCCGTTTGTGATCTTCAGATGTGGCATTTAAGCCTCCTTTATGCGGTGAGATCGTATTCTTGGATAGCAAGAGCCGAGAAGCCCGTAACGTACATCTTTGTACCGTCAGGTTTGAAGAATAAACCCCTTGGGTTATTTTCTTTCGCAGCGACACTAAAGCTTTGCAAATACACCGCAGTGGAAATATCCCAAGCGGTGCTTAGGTTATATTCGTTTACGTCATCCCCTTGAAAACCCAAAACGTACATCTTTGTACCATCGGGCTTAAATAATACATCGTAAGGCGTTAGGTCTTCCGACGCAACGCTTTTGCTCTGGAAGAACACTGAAGTGGTAACATTCCAAGGCGTCCCTAAGTCGAACTCGTTCACATTAGAACTGCTACCCGTAACGTACATCTTTGTACCGTCAGGTTTGAAGAATAAGCCGTAGGCTTGTGTTTCTTGCGCAACACCACTAAAGTTTTGAAGAAACACAGCCGTAGATACATTCCAAGCGGTGCTTAGGTTGTACTCATAAACCCTAAGATTACTAGTGCGTAAAACATACATCTTTGTACCATCGGGCTTAAAAGAAATACCACTTGTATCTGTAGATGATTCCGCAGCAATGCTTTTGCTCTGGAGGAGTACAGATGAGGTAACATCCCAAGGCGTCCCTAAGTCGTATTCACGAACAATACCAGCCCCCAAAACGTACATCTTTGTACCATCGGGCTTAAAAAATACGCCAATAGGGTTAAGACCTCCTATACTAAAGCTCTGAAGAAACACCGCCGTAGATACATTCCAGCCTTCTACTACGCCACCAGCCCCACCAGCCCCTATCGCCTTAGACCACAGCATTACGAACCATCCCCTACAAGAGCACCGTAGAGCGTTGTGGATACCTTCCACAGTGCAATGACGGTCACGGCATCAGTGGCCAGCGTAGGGGCCGCGCCAGCGTTGTTTACCCATGTCGTTGTGGGCCATGTGATCGTGTAGGCAGTGCCATCGTCAATCATCAGCGTAATGGCTTCACCAGCGGCGATGTTGTCAGTGAGTGACGTGATCGAGCCTGTTAGAGTAACCGTCTGGATGGAGCCGTTGGCAGGCTCTAATTCCGTAGTCACAGCGCCAGTGGTTGCAGTCCAAGCGTAGACTTCTTCGACAACGGTGCCTTCAAGGATCGGCGCTACCAGTGTCTTGTTGGTTAGTGTAAACACACCATCGGCTGTAACCTCACCGGGTTCGCCTTGTGGACCTTGGGGGCCTGTCTCGCCTTGGATACCCTGAATACCTTGGATACCCTGTTCACCTTGCGGCCCTGTAGGTCCAGTCTCGCCCTGAATACCTTGGATACCCTGAATACCCTGCGGACCTTGAATACCACCGTACCCCAAAGACGTCCAAGCGGTCGTACCGTCTCCAACCTTAAACTGGTCAGTATCAGTCTCAAGGCCGAACTCACCAGAGGCAAGGGTAGGATTGGCACTCGTCCAGTTAGCAGCCGTGTCACGGCGAAGTTGGATTTGGTCAGCCATTATGCGGCACCTCCGTTAATAGATTGTGGCGCGGTGTAGATCGTAGCCGCAGATCCACCGTCGATGCTTTGGGTGAAGTCAGCAGCCGTAGCCGACACATACACTACCGCAGAGCCTGTCAGGTTCAGCAGAGATCCAGTAGAGCTTTCACCCAGCGCCCGGGTCAAGGTTCCAGCGGAATAAGTCCCCGTACCAATCTCCCAAGCATCACCATCCTCGATGACGTAGCGCACCACATCAGAGTTTACTACCCCAGCAGCCGCAAAGGTTTGATAGCCACTCTCGGCAGCGCCAAGGGTAACTGTGCCTGTGCCCGTGGTGGCAGTGGTCATCTTGGCTCTGTTTACGAGAGTGACCATGTTTTTACCTTATGCTGGCTGCGTGTGCGTATAGCTGGACATCGCAACAGTGTCGCCAGACCCGATTGCAACGCTCGACAATTCAATATCGCCACCGCCACCCGTTGCAGTTACTGAAACGGTGAATTGCGCTGCCGTGGCTGCGTTTTTAAATACCGCCTTAGCAATTGTGCCGCCAGTCGCGGAAGTGTCAGACCCGATTGCGTTTGCGGTCGCGGTGCCAACAGAAGCGGCCCCAAATGCTGGCGTTCCGAAAGTCAGCGTTGCCACCTCGACGCTTCCAGATGTTTGAAATTCAATCGTTCCACCGTCCAGCAGATCCACAACCGCATCGCAGGCCGCGTTTCGCGCAACCGTTTCGAGAATTACCGCCATTATTTTGCTCCTTTAATTTTTGGCATCATATCATCTTACCCGCCGAAGTAATAGCCCAAGCCCAGAACCCACACGCGCCGTTTGCACATCAACAACCGCCATAATACCAATGTCAGTTAGCGGCGGCAAATAAATCGGCGCTTCATATCCCAAATCCTCAAAGCCAGTCAGGTTAAACAATGACGTTATGACAACCATCGGATCGTATGGCGGTGCGGTTTGCAAAATGCCTTCGCGCTTGAATACGATTGCATCAACTGTTTTACCGGCGCTTGCATTGACCCGAACGCCGATCAGAAACGCCTCGTAATCAATTGGAACAGTAAACGCACCGATGCGGGAAATAGCCTCACCGAAACCGTTAAGTGGAATGGAACCCCAAACCGCGCCGCCGGTGCTTTCAATATTTATATCTGCGAAATGCGATGCGGTTGTTTGGTTTGCATACTGCCCGCTTTTTGATACCCGCGCCGATAGAAGCCGCATGAATGTGCGAGCGCTTGGCAGGCTTGCGCTTGCGCCATCCGTTACGATTGTATCCGTGATTTCCAAACCGTTTTGGTCAATGCCATACAGCAGCACCTCGCGCGCGCCCAAGCCCGCCGCCGTATCGTTGGCATTGCCGCCCGCGCTAATACGCAACTGAACCGCGCCACCCACCTGCGGCGTTTGATATACGCCAGCAGGCGTTATTGGGACGAACGTTTGCCCGACGGCGGTATTGCGGCCTTCGACCTTGATTGAGCGCCACCCGTCCGCCCCGCCGGTTGCAATGTCAAACGGTTTTGGATAGCTCATATCCGCTTTACCCGATACGCGCCCAGCAGCGCCCCAGCAGCGCCCAATGCGTCGTCAGGCGTGCAATCATCGCCCGTGTGAGAGTAAAGGTATGCAGCAACCTGTTTAACGGCTCGGCGCAGCGTTGGCGGCACGCTTGCGGCAGTCGCCCCAAAGCCCGCGATATAATCCACCTCAATCGCGTTTGAATTGCGCAAGGCAATCGGCCATGTGGCCCCGTTGCGCAAAACCATCCGGCCAGGCTTTTGATAAGTGTCAATGTCAAACGTATCGGCCACCACAACGGACGCGGGCGTGCCTGCATCATTATAAACCGTCACGGCGTCGATTGATGCCAGCGGATAGCGCGGCAAGTAAACGTAATCCGGGGCGCCGTTGATGTCAGCAATCGCGCCTTGCCTCACGCCGTCCCACCAATCTGCACGTTGCGACGGCCATGCGTCCAGCACCAGCCGCCACGTTTGGTTAATCATGGCAATGCCGGTTGTTTCCTCAATCATCTCACGCGCGGTTGCAATCAAATCATCGGCTTGGTCATATGGTAATCCGTCAACCGTCTCGGCCAAATGCGCGCGCAATTCGTCTGCCGTTACCGGCTCAATCGCTGGCGGCGTTACAACCGAATGGCCGCGATATTGGGTGAATGTGACGCGCGGGCGTAGGCTCATTTACGGCGTCCCTTTTTGGTTTCAAATTGCGGATCAACCTTGGTTTCCTCAACTGGATTAAAGCCTACGCCATCGGCCAGCGCCATTGCAGCGGCCTTGCCTTCCAGCACATCGCCAGCCTTAAAGTGGTGCGTGGTGTGGCCTTGCGGGGCGCACGACCAGTCTTGATGCAATACGGCTTTCATAGTGCCTCCTGTGCTTAGTGACGGGCCACCATGGCGGCCCGCTTCTAAATTCAGGTAGTAGCGATAGTTGCGCCGACGCGCGTCACTGGTGCGCGGTGAGGCTTGCCCATGTTGCCCTTTACATAGGCAATCGCGTTGGTGCCAGTTGTGCCGGTGAACACGCCGCGCACATACCGCTTGTTCCCAAGGTAGCCAATCGAACCGGCGATGATGTTGTCATCAGCATCAAGCAAGACAGAAGCCGTGCCGGTAAACTCACCAGCAGGAACGGCAATAAAGCTTGTTCCGACCAACGTATCAGAATGTTGCAGCACCAGCGTAAAACCGTCAACTGTGCCCGCATCGGTCACGGCGCCCGTTGCAAGATCAAAGACAGCAGTGCTAAAGCCGCGCACATCAAATGCCGCCGAAGCGTTAGGCGTTACGCCGGACAATGTTTGATCCGCGCCCCGGATCACTTGGGTATTTGAAAGACCATCACGCATGTTTAACTCCTTATGCGTTAGAAATTGCCGGGGGCAGGATCACCCCCGGCTGATTTTGTTAAGCGCCGAAGCGGACCAGCTTCAAAGCTTCAAAGTTTACGACATCGCCGCCTACACGCTTGGTTGTATAGAAACCGACGTAAGGCTTGGCGGTGTAGGGGTCACGCAGTACCCGGATGCCAACCCGATCAACGATCTGGTAAGCTGCCCGCATATCGCCAACTGCAATCGAAAGCGATGAAGCCGCAGGATCCGGCATATCCTCGAACGATGCCATTGGATAACCAAGGATCGAAGCAGGCTGACCGGCAGCGATGCCAGGTGCCCAGATGTACGAACCATCTGTGTCTTTCAGCTTGCGAACGACCTTTGTGGTGGCGCGGTTCATAAACCATGTGGCATTGGCGCGATACTGCGCTTTGAGGCCATACAGCGCATCAATCAACACATCTCCGCCGTTTGGTGCAGCGGCAAACGCGCCGGATACGCCAGTTGGCACTTGCTCGATGGTGCCGGGCAATGTGGTGCCGGTTGCATAGGTCAAGAACCCGCGTGGACGCGATACGCCGTCGCCCGATACAAAGGCAGTTGCCTCATCGCGGGCGAACTTCTCCGAAACCTTGCCAGCAAGCCAAGCTTCCAGATTGATTGCAGCATCATCCAAGACCTTTTGCGTGGCCTTTGGAAATGCGAACAATTCATGCACGGGAATGCGCCATGTTTTCAACTGTGGCGTGCTGGTTTCGGCGCGGGCTTGCGTTTCACCAACCCAACCGGACGAAGCTTCATCCAGATCAAACAGGCCTTCCAGCGCGTCGGTGCTGATCGTCTGCACGGATGCATATGCGCGCATTGGCGATGTTTCGAATACCTTAGAAACAACGCGGCCAGACATATCAGGATAAACCA